CCGGGGTTATCCGGTGTATCTGACAGTCCCCGGCTGACGACATGCAGACAGATACGCCTCACTTGCATGTAAGGAAAATATCATGGCTCAAACCACATTCTCAGGCCCAGTCCGTTCGGACAACGGCTTCCAAATCCCCGTCGTTACTACAGCCAATTTGCCAGCTTTTGCTAGCGTAGCCGCAGGCACGGCTTACATCGTTTCTGATAATAGGCGCAGGCGACGACGAGTTCTGTATTGTTATCAGCACGGGTGCTGCTTGGGTTACCGCTGTTGGCGCGGCTCTTAGTTAATTAACCTTCGGGGCTTCGGCCCCTGTTATAAAGGAAATTAATTATGACAACGCAAACAGACGTTAAAAGTGTCCCGGTAGCCGCAACAGGCACAGTGTACGCAGCACGTACACGCCTAAAAGGCATCTTGGTAACCCCCGGTGCATCCGCCGGGTCTTTGGTTGTTCGTGATGGCGGCGCTAGCGGCACTATATTGATGACTATCCCAACCCTTGCCGGTGACTCGCCGTTCCCCGTGATTATTCCGGGCGAAGGCGTGCTGTGTTACACGGACATCCACGCGACTGTGTCTAATACAACCGCTACGGTGTTCCATGGCTAAGAGCGCAGCATGGACTCGCAAGGAAGGCAAGTCCGAGAAGGGCGGCCTGAATGCCAAAGGGCGAGCCTCTTACAACAAGGCCAACCCGGGAAAACCCGGGTTAAAAGCCCCAGCGCCAAAACCAAAGACGGACAAGGACGCAGCACGGCGAAAGTCCTTCTGCGCCAGAATGTCGGGCATGAAGTCGAAGCTGACGAGTGCCAAGACCGCCAAAGACCCGAACAGTCGTATAAACAAGAGCCTTAAGGCTTGGAATTGCTAACATGAACATATCCGACTCAACCAAAACCGTGGTGGATTTCGCGTCTGTTTTTACTGTGTTGGGAACACTTGTGGATTTCTTACCCGCCGTGGCCGCCTGTTTTACCATTGTGTGGACGCTTATTCGCATCTGGGAAACCGAGACCGTTCAAAAACTCTTCCGTAAAAAGGAAACATTATGATGAAGTACAAAGACGGGGGCATCTTCCAAGACCGCGACGGTATGAAGGCCCCACAAGACATTGATGGCGGCTCTGCAAAACCTAAGAAGCCAAAGAAGAAACCCTCACGCACAAAGCTGCCTCCACTGCGCCCCGGTCAAATAGACATGCCCTCGGACCCCGATGACGGCTCTGTCGGTATGAAACATGGTGGTAAAGTCAAAGGTATGCACCGTATGCCCGATGGCAAGATGATGAAGAACAGCGCCCACGACGACATGAAAAAAGACGCGCCGATGATGAAAAAAGTGGCGGCTCGCGCCGTTAAAGGTCATGAGAAGCGTATGCACAAAGGCATGGCTTCAGGGGGTTCGATAGACGGCTGCGCCGTTAAAGGCAAAACTAAAGGCGCAATGCGCTAAGGAGCATAAAAATGGCAACAGATAAAAAAGACGTATTAGGCGATTTCGCTACAAAAAAACGGCGGAGTCCGACGCCCGAATGAAAACGATGAACCCCAAAGGGCGCAAGCTCGACAGGAACGGTAACCCAGTCGTTACCAAAGAAGAGCTGGATAAGTCTGGCATGTCTTTGCGCGATTTCTTAAACAAAGAACGCGGCCTTACTGCTCGTAAAGACACTCCTAAAAAAGCGGACGCTATGGTTAAACCCGCGGCAGCAAAGGGGGTGACGTTTAAACCTGTAACGAATAGCGACATCGCCCGAGCTAGAGATGCTGTAAAACGCCCAACCAGCGGCCCTGAGACAAACCCCGGGCAGGTGCAGCAGCCCTCCGCCAAAATTGCAATGGATAAAGCGGACGCTCTCGCGCGTGAGGAGACCGCAATCGCCAAGGACGCCAAGAATAAGCTCGCGTCCGACCGCAGGAAATCTATCAGCGACAGCATGGAAGCCACGAAAGCTCGGATGAGCGCAAGGCGTGAAGAAAAGGGCGGGTTTAAACTATTTCCAAAAATGGCTAAAGGTGGATCAGTTCGTGGTGATGGCTGCGCCGTTAAAGGCAAAACTAAAGGAACAATGCGATGAAAGCTGTAGCTATGAAAAAAGGCGCGGTCGTAAAAGCCGGTGCCAAGAAGGATGATAGTGCTGCCGCTAAGAAGCTGGACGCCGCATCTAAGTTAACTGGCAAGGCCAAGCAGCGGGCTCGTTTCGCCCAGATGTTAAAGAGCTTTAAGAAGTGAACATGATTGACCGCCATATCGAAGCCTCCGAGCGCTTGTACAACATGATGCTGCAGGACCACAAAGAACGAGTCAGTGACTTGGTTGAGTGGGCTGATATGAACGCGTCTCTCATGCGCAAGCTGGACGAGCGAGACAGGCGTATTCGTGAATTAGATGCCGAGATCGTTGCCATAAAAACAATGGCTAAAATGTAATGGCGGATACCGCCGTCAAAAAGTCTCCCGCTAAATGGGAGCGCGCTAAGACTGATGCCAAGGCAAAGATGGGGGGTAAGCACTCCGCTCGCGCCATGCAGTTGGCAACCAAGCTGTACAAAGAGCGCGGCGGCGAGTATTCTGGAGCCAAGTCCAGCACCAACAAGCTGTCCAAGTGGGGCAAGGAAGACTGGGGCACAAAGTCAGGCAAGAACTCTACAGAGGGCCCCAAAGCGACAGGTGAACGGTATCTACCTAAGAAGGCTCGTGAGAGCTTGAGCAGTAAAGAATACGCAGCTACAACCCGTGCTAAGCGGGAAGGTACGGCAAAGGGCAAACAGTTTGTAGCCCAGCCTAAGAAAATAGCGGCTAAAACAGCGAGAACTAAATAATGACAACCTCCGGAATCACGTCGTTTAACTTAGACCTCACCGAGTTGGTGGAGGAGGCGTTCGAGCGCGCCGGTTCCGAGATGCGCAGTGGTTATGACCTAAAGACCGCACGTCGCTCGTTAAACTTGATGTTTACTGAGTGGGCAAACCGCGGCATTAATATGTGGACCATAGAGTCGGGCGAAATTCCACTCGTTGCGGGAACGGGGCAATACGACTTACCTGCGGATACTGTGGACCTGATCGAGCACGTTGTACGTACAGGCACAGGTAATACACAGGCTGACCTGAGCTGCTCACGCATTAGCGTTTCGACATATGCGTCAATCCCCAACAAGCTGGTCACAGGGCGCCCAATTCAGGTCTACATAGATAGAGTAGCCCCTATCCCTAATATCAACGTGTGGCCCGTTCCTGATGGCACTCAGACCTATACCTTAGTGTACTGGCGCTTGCGCCGTATCCAAGACGCTGGCGGCGGGGTTAACACGATGGACGTACCCTTTCGCTTCCTGAACTGCATGGTTGCGGGTTTGGCGTTTATGCTCGCTATGAAGGTGCCCGGCGGCATGGACCGCCTGATGGTGTTAAAGCAACAGTACGATGAGGCTTGGGATTTGGCAGCCACAGAAGACCGGGATAAGTCTTCTATTCGCTTTGTACCGCGCTACATGTCTGTTGGGTAAGTATGAGCAGCAAATTCACATCCGGCAAGCATGCCATATCGGAATGTGACCGGTGTGGGCAGCAGTACAAGCTAAAGGCGCTTAAAGAGCTTATTGTCCGCACGCGAAAAACAAATGTGATGGTATGCCCAACCTGTTGGGACGGCGACCACCCACAGAACATGCAGGGTATGTATCCTGTAGAAGACCCGCAAGCGCTGCGCAACCCCCGGACCGATAAGTCGAGGGCGTTTACGGGTGGAGACTACAGCTCCCGCGGCATTCAGTGGGGCTGGAACCCAGTTGGCGGTTCTAGGAGCTTTGACGCAACATTAACGCCAAACAGCTTGGCTTTACAGGCGGATGTTGGTATAGTAACGGTAACGATTAGCTAAGGAGTTAGACATGACAACATACAACCAGCCTAAAAAGGCACCTCACTCTGCGACGCTAGTAGAGGGCGACCCCGTTAAGCACATGAAGAGCATTAACACGTCCATTGCAAACATCCACAGTAATCCGTATCCTGATGTTAAAACTTCGGGTATCAAAATACGTGGTACAGGCGCAGCCACTAAAGGCACGATGGCTCGCGGACCCATGGCGTAAGCCGGGTAGAGCATGACGAATTCCGAGCTTCAAGCTGCAATTGTCTCGTATACAGAAAATACGTTTCCGGACACGTACTTGGCGGACGGCACGGTTGTGTCTAGTGTCCAGCAGATCAATCGACTTATTCAGCAGGCGGAAGAGCGCATTTTCAATACGGTGCAGTTCCCGTCTTTGCGTAGAAACGTCACGGGCTTCACATCGGCAAACAACAAGTATCTGGCTTGCCCTAACGACTTTTTGGCAACGTACTCCATGGCGGTCGAAGTGCCGGGCTACGGGCAGGAGTTTTTGCTCAACAAAGATGTCAACTTTATCCGCCAAGCCTACCCGTTGGCGACCGATACCGCGACCCCGAAGTATTACGCCCTGTTCGGGCCCTCGTTTGCTAGCGGTACGGAGTTGAGCCTCATTCTTGGCCCTACGCCAGATGAACGATATGCGGTTGAGCTGCACTACTTCTTTTACCCAGAGTCCATCACCGCTAGCGCCAATGGCACGTCGTGGCTCGGAGACAACTTTGACCCCGTGTTGTTGTACGGCTCTTTGGTTGAGGCTGCCACCTACATGAAAGCGGAAGCCGACATGGTGGCGTTATACAATGGCAAATACCAAGAAGCCCTAGGTATGGCTAAACGTTTAGGAGACGGTTTAGAGCGCGGCGACAGCTATCGAGACGGCCAAGCTAAGGTGCGGGTCACATGACTATTACTC